ATGTACAATCTAAAAAAATCCAATATAAATACCGTCTTTAATAAAAATAGTGTAGACTTTACTAAACAACCTATGTTTTTTGGTGAATCTCAAAATATACAACGTTTTGATACCTACAAATATGCTAATTTTGATAAACTTACTCAAAAACAACTAGGTTTCTTTTGGCGTCCAGAAGAAGTAAGTTTACAAAAAGATAGAGCAGATTATCTGACATTTAGACCTGAGCAAAAACGTATATTTACAAGTAATCTAAAATATCAAATACTATTAGATAGTGTACAAGGCAGAGGACCAGCTCTTGCTTTTTTACCCTTTTGTAGCTTACCTGAATTAGAAAGTTGTATTATTACTTGGGACTTTTTTGAAACAATCCATAGTAGAAGTTATACACACATAATTAAAAATGTATATGCAAATCCTAGTGAAGTATTTGATAGTATTTTAGACGATAAAGAAATTTTGGCTAGAGCAAATAGCGTAACTAGAATGTATGACGATTTCCTAAATTATGCAGATCAATATAAAGCAGGTGCAGGAGATTTAAATACACTAAAAGAAAAAATGTATTTGGCAATGGTAACAGTTAATGCTCTAGAAGGTTTGCGTTTTTATGTTAGTTTTGCTTGTAGTTTCGCTTTTGGTGAATTGAAAAAGATGGAAGGTTCTGCTAAAATAATTAGTTTTATAGCAAGAGACGAAACCCAACATCTAGCTATTAGTCAAAATATTATTAAACATTGGAACAACGGTGATGATCCTGGTATGTTAGATATAGTTAAAAAACATGAAGTAACAGTAAAAGATATTTACAAACAGGTGGTAAACGAAGAAAAGAAATGGGCAGAATATCTGTTTGAAGAAGGTAGTATTATTGGTTTAAATGAAAAGTTACTTGCAGAATATATTGAATATTTGGCAAACCGGAGGTTAAAATCTATTGGTATTGAACCTATTTTCGATAGGCCGCTCACACAAAATCCATTACCTTGGACTACACATTGGTTTGAGAGTAAGGATGTACAAGTAGCTCCTCAAGAAACAGAAGTAGAGAGCTATGTTATAGGTGGTATTAAACAAGATGTAGATATGAAATCATTTAGTAATTTTGAACTATAAAGGAGAATATGTTACTAGAAAAAACAGGTGAAGTTATGACATTAAAGTTGCAATCAGGAGACGAAGTTATTACTAGAATAGAAGAAGAAAATCAAGAATTTTTAATATGTGACAATTGTGTTACAATTGCTGCTACTCCGCAAGGAGTAGCAATGGTTCCTTGGATACAAACAGGAAAACAAGGAAAAGTTAGTATTAATAAAAAACAAATAGTTGCTAGGGTTACTACAGTAAAAGAAATAGCGGATAAATATTTAGAAATGGTAACTGGGATTAGTGTAAGCTCTCCTAGTTCAATATTAGGTATCTAATTTAAATGGCAACATTTACTGATTTTAAAAATGGTTTACAAGATTTTAATGATTATATAAGTCCTACTCATCATATACAAGAAAATCTTTTAGGTGATTCTAATTTTCTTGCTGTTCAAGCTGAATTAGATTATAATCTTAAAGATATAATTTGTGCTTTACTAGCAGGACAAGGTTTGCAACTGCCTAATTTACAAATCTGTTTATCGGCTGCAATAGACGAATTATTAAAACAACCTATACAAGGTGCGTTGCGTGATGCATTATCTACAGTTGCAGATGCAATGGCTGCTTTTCAAGAACATACAAATATAAATGGAATTTTAGGACAACTAAATGGGGTAATTGATGAAGTTGCTGCTGTAGGTAGTATGATAAATTTTTGTGCAGCACCTGTTGATCCTGTATCTATTCCTAATATGTTAGAAAATGCGTTCGGATCGTTTTTGGGATCAGGGTTAAGTATTATTAATAGTATTGGCAACATATTACCTGATAATTTGTGTGCATGTATAGGTTTAGATGGTAATTTTAACACAAGTTCATTAAATGGTGGTGCATTAAAAAATATTTTTGATAATTTAGATAATATTTTAAGCGGAAATTTTGCTCAAGGAGCACTAAATGATCTTATAGGATCTTTAAACTCAATAGCAGATGACATAGGTGGTTTAATTGCATTAGAAGGACTGTTTAATGCTAATTATACATCTGGAGGTTCTGCTTTACATGGAGGCGATTGTAGCAGTCAATTTAATATTCCTAGATCAATAGGTGTAGGTATAACCAATACTAATCCAGGAAGTGTCAAAGATAGTTTATCTTTTGCAGCACAATTAAGAGGAACATTCGAAAAATTAGGCGGGTATCCAGTAGTTGGACAAGTTAGTATAAACGACACAAAAGGCACAAAGCTACAAGATCAAACTAATGGTGGTACATATAGCCAAGAACAAATAGATAAATGGACATCTCAAGGTTTAGAATCTAGAAGTTTTAATAATATTTTTGAGCTCTTAGTAGAACCTGAAATGTTGGAATTATTAAAAAAACCTAACAATTATGAAAAACTAATTACTAATATAATACCAATATATGATTATTGTGGTAATATTATTAGGTATGAGTCTGTTATAGAACAAGGGTCAGATAGTACCACAACAATTTTAACAAGTTCAACTGATAGTTCGGTTTCTGTATCAGCACCAGGCGTAAGTACATCTCGTACCACAACTAATACAGGCGCAACAACTGTTAGTTCAGGTTCAGATTCTAGTGGAAGTGGATCTGGAAACGCAGGAGGAAGTGTTACTGCAACAATTATTGTTGTAAATAGTGAATCAGGTATGGTTTCATTAGATGTTATTAATAATGCAATAATTTATAGAACTGATTTAAGGTCATTATTTGGGTATATTAATAATCAATGGATAGAATTAACTGCTATAGGTGTTAGAACTATTAATGGAACAAACAACGAGATTATTGCAACAAAAGGAAATAATGATTCATATACAATTGGATTACATCCAGATCCAATTGTACCAGGATTAGAAAAGCTAACGATACCTGCTAGCAGCTCTAATAGTAGACCAGGAAATCCTATTAATGGTGATATTAGATTTAATACTACAGTAAATAGTTTTGAATTTTATAATGGATCTTGGTTGCAGCCAATAACCAATGTAGAAAACGCTGGCAATGGTACAAGTTTAGTACAATCTACAACTACAAATAGTATTAAATTAAATAGTATTTCTAATGGTTCTGGAATTAACTTAACTAACACTAATAATAATATAGAAATTAATAATTCACATACTTTTAGTGGAAAAAATTCAATAACTGTAACAAAAGTAGGAAACGATCATTTAATTCATAATCCTTACATTTTTATAACAACTTTTGTTACAAATAATGATAATTATAACACTTTAGTATTTAATGATGATATACAGCCAAGTTTAAACGAAACTTGGTTTTTTATAGCTCATGCAATAGGAAAAGGAACTTCTAAAATAAATGGATTTAAACTAGAAGGAATAGTTGATAATAGGACAGGACTTGCTATAATAGGAGATGTAGCTAAAACTACATACCAAAATACAGCTCAATATTGGGACTTTAAAACACAAGTTACTAATGACTGGAATTTTCAAGTCAAAGGAGATTCAGTAGAAACAGTAAACTGGAAAATAAAGTTAGAAATATTACCTGTTTAGGTTGACAAAGGTAATATAATTTATTATAATAATATTTTGCTTGATGATTTGTCAAGATATTTTCTAAGACGCCGGTTCGATTCCGGCCACCTCCACCAAAACTTTTTCAATATATGGGGGTGTAAAGGTATTCGATTAGAAAAGAAAATAGCAAGGAGAGCAAAAAGGGTGATGACCATCATCGACTTTATAATTGCAAACAACAGCGATTATTCCCCAGCTCAAGTTGCTTTAGCAGCATAAGCTGAACGGGTTTAGGGAGTACCTGGGAACAGAAACTCCCTACACACATAAGGTAACATGTCAAAAACAACAACAGTAAAAAATAAATTTAGTTTAAATGCTAACAGAAGAAAGCGTACAAGCCAAGGAAAAGGTCGTAATAGTAAACCTTTAAACAAGCACAAAAGGCGTAGCTGGAAACGTTATAGAGGACAAGGTTAGTAAATCCAATTGATAAATACATAGTACATAACACAACACACAAAGGAGGCCAATATGTTAGTATATGATCGTCAAAGTTATTTTCAAGAATATGGATCCCATCCACTTGCAAGTTATTACATAAGTGAATATAGAACAGCTAGTGAAGCAGAATATCATTTGTGTAGTTTTATAGATTCACATAAAGAAGATCAAACAATTGTTAAATGGTTTCAACATTTTTGGAGCTATGTTACTAATGTTGCAAACAGTGTGATCTACGACGAAAAAAAAGAAATGGAAACCTATCTTTCTCAAGCACAAGATCTCAATGATTTAGAGCAAAGACAACGTAACTGGGATTCCCAAAAAAACAGAAATATATCTTTTTTAAACCATAAATTACAATATTCTTAATATGCCAATATATGAATATCAATGTGATAGTTGCAGTACAATAGTCGAACAGTTTGCTAAAAGTTTTAGTGACAGTTTGACAGATTGTACTGTTTGCAAAAAAGGCAAGCTAAATAGGGTTGTAAGCCGTAATAGCTTTGTTCTTAAAGGAGGAGGTTGGTACAAAGATTTGTATCAAAAACCTCAAGTAAAAGAGAAGAAAAATGCATAATCCAAATCCTAAACAATTTGCTTTGCTTTTTTCTTTAACACTAATGATGACATTTTTGATAATAGTGTCAAATGCTATCTAACACACATAAACACACAGGAGAAACAAATGTTCACCACAGATACAATCAAAGACTTTCAAAAAACCTTTATGGGGGCCGCTATGACTTCACCATTTGAATTGCGTTTTAAAATTTTGGAAATGGCAAAACAGTATCTAGATGATGCATACAAGATGCAACATGAAATGGCTGTAAAAAACATGGAGTTTATGCAAGAACAAAATAAACTCACAGTAGATACATGGAAAAAAATGATGCCTGAAAAATATACCATGGAAGATGTCTTGCAAAAAGCACAAGAGCTTTATGGTTTTGTAGAAAGTAAAGACGGAAAAACAAAGTCTACTAAATAATTTTAGAAAACATAAACTAGGTAGTAATAGAAATATTACTACCTTTTTCTATCTTTTCAGGAATTTATTTATGAAAACTACACTTGCTGTAATTTTATTAACCTTTTTATATACAAGTAGTGTAAGTAATGATTTACATGTACATGATGTTGTTAATAAAATTAAAGAAAAAGTAATCGTTTATTACATTCCTCCTGAACCTGATCCCGTCCAATTAGAATGTATGGCACTTAATATATATTTTGAAAGTGCTTTAGAACCTCGTGAAGGAAAAATTGCAATCGGTCAAGTTGTACTTAACAGAGTGGAACATTCAGACTATCCTAATACAGTATGTGAAGTTGTAAAACAAGGAATCCACTATAACAATGGTTTACCAGTCAAAAACAAATGTCAATTTAGTTGGTATTGTGATGGATTGGAAGATGAACCCTGGAAAGGCCATCGTTGGTATGAAAGTTATGACATAGCACATAAATTGTTATCTGGATATCCTTTTTATGATTTTGCAGAAGGCAGTCTTTTTTATCATGCTAGATATGTAAAACCTTGGTGGGCAAAACACTATGAACGTGTTGCAACAATAGGGCAACATATATTTTACCGTATGTAATAAAAAGCATATTTAAATAAATATATGTATAATCCTTCGGGAATCAAGGAGTATCACATTGTATATTTACAAAGCTAGGTTTATTAAAGCCACAGCTGATGGTATAGATGTATATTTAGATTTAGGATTTTACATTTATATAAAACAGCGGGTTAAATTGTATGGAATAAAAATTAATCCAGAAAAACAAAAAGAAGCAGTTGATTATATAACTGATACTTTACATACATATGAATTTGAGGTAGAAACTGTAAGTAGTAAAAGAGGAAAAGTGGGCAGGTGTTTGGGTTCTATTTTTATACAAAAACCAGATAAAAAAATTAATTTAGCAGAGCAATTGATAGAACAAAATTATGCAGAAAAATTTATAACTTCTGAATAAATAATATAAAGTGTTAGGAGAGACTTATGTCAACAGAAGCATACGCTTACAAAAGCGATTTTAACAGTGCTAAGGATTTTAGATACAGAATTAAATTGACTGCAATGTCAGAACCTGCTGGTGGAAATGGAACTGTATATCAAGGTAATGCAGAACAAGCAGAAGTTACTCTACCTGGATCAGTTGCAAATATTGGAATTTCAAGACAATATGAAAGATCTAATATGAGATTTGGAGGAGTTGTAAGGGCTTTAAGTGAAGGAGAAAATCCAGTAGAGTTAAAAGTAATAGAAGAAACTCAAGCCGCAGGCATCGCTACAGCTTTAACTATTGCAGTAGAATATAGCAGAGAACCTCATGGATATGATGTAAATGGTGCTGCTGTTATAGGGCAACCTTTTGTTATTGCCGCAGTTACTAAAGGATTAGAAGCTTCCTATACCGAAGCAAGACATCTTTATGATCCTACTAGTGATCCTTCTGTAATTAGAGAAGACTTAACCGCTACAGCAATGGCTCCGGGAAATTATACTCTTGCTGTAGACGAACCAACAGGAGTGAATGCAGGGCCATTCTAATTAAATGTCTTTTATAATTCTTGTTTTCATAACAGCTTTGGTAATATCATTTATTGCAGCATACTACAGTATTGCAGGTTTAATTGCAATATTTGCTAGTGCTGCTATTCCTGTGGCTATTATGGGCAGTGCTTTAGAAGTTGCCAAGCTAGTTAGTGCCAGTTGGTTATACAGATATTGGAACTATATTCCTAAGTTAATCAAAATATACCTAACAACTGCTGTAGTAATTCTTATGTTTATAACTTCAATGGGTATTTTTGGATTTCTTTCCAAGGCTCATGTTGAACAAACTTCTGCTGGTATAGAAACCATTGCTAAAGTTCAACGTATAGAAAATGAAATAAACAAATTTGAAGATGTTATTGCTAGATCTGAAAGTAGAATAGATAAATTAGAAAATTCAGGTACTGGTGGACAAAATAATATCCAAGCTCAAATAGATAAAGAACAAGAAAGAATAGATTCTGCGTATACAAGAATACAACCTTTAATTGATGAACAAAATTTAATAATAAAAAATTCTACTAGTTTTTTTAAACAAGAATTATTAAAAATAGATACAGTCTTATTAAAATTACAAGAATATATTGATCAAGGAGAAATTGCAAAAGCTCAAGGTTTAATAGGTACTAAAGCAGATGGTAAATATGGGCCTGCAACTGCACAAGCTTTTAAAGATTTTCAAGAGGAAAAAAATCAAACTCGTGAAGAATGGATACTAAAAATACAAAATGCTGAAAGTTTACCTAGTGTTGTAGCAGCAAAAGAAGAAATAATTAGATTAAGACGTCAATCAGAAGATCAAATTGCTGATAGCAATTCCATAATTCAAAAATATCAAGAACAGTTACAAGATTTTGCAACTACAGATGTAGGTAGCTTAATTGATGAAGAACTTAAAAGAATTAAAAATGCAAACCAACAAATAGATCAACTTACTAGTCAAAAATATGATATTCAGTCAGAATACAGAAAATTAGAAGCAGAAGTAGGCCCTATTAAATATATTGCTGAGTTTGTTTATGGTGAAGATGCAAATAAAAATTTGCTAGAAAGAGCAGTACGATGGGTAACTATAATAATTATATTTGTTTTTGATCCACTAGCAGTATTGCTTTTAATTGCAGCCAATATGACTTTGATTAATAGAAATAAGTGGATAGAAAACGAAGAATTTTTTTCTTTTAATACTTTAGAAAGTAAAAAAAAAGAATCTAACCAATTAACAGAAACTACAGTAAAAGAAAAAAAAACTAAAAAAGAAAAAAATTTAAAGAAACCAGAAATAATTAAAGAAAAAGAAATATTAAATAGTGCTGTAGAAGTTGAATTAGATAACAACGAAGAAACTACAGAAATTTTATTAAATGGGAAAGCAACTAAAGTTTTTTTAAATAGACCAGCACAAAAAAATAAAGCTAAATGAGTAACGAAACCATTACAATCACCTATCCAGATCTTTATATCCCAATACAAGAAATTAGTTGTTTTATATTTTCTTACAATGAAGACTTCTGTAAGGAAATTACTAACACAATCGAAGAATGTATTAACACAAAAAATTTATGTGTTTTTATTAATAATGAATTTAATTCAATAGAGGAAATAACATGGAATATTAATTGTGCTAATTTAGTAGATTTTTGTATATTTGATTTGAATTGTGAATTAACATTAGAAGAAATTGCATTTATAACAAATTTTGCAAAAGAAAAAACAAGCTATGTTTTAATAGAAAATTCAAACAAAAATATTTTAATGACAACGTTTTTTAAATCAAAAGCAATTATATTAGATGAAATTATAGAACTAGGAGAATACATTTTAAATTTATGAAAAAAACTTATAATTCTTACCCTACTGAAGTAAGATTAATTTTAGATAATGGTGAACAATATGGTCTTACTTCATACAATAATGCAAAATTTTTAGCAAAAGAAAAAAATTTAGACTTACTATGTATAACAGATAAGTCTACACCACATGTTTACAAAATTTGTGATAAAGGCAAGTTTTTATATGAAAAAAGTAAAAAAGACAAAAAAAATAAACAAAAGCAACGTCAAAGTATAATAGAAACAAAAGAAATGCAATTTAAACTGCTAACTCAACAACATGACTTAGAAGTTAAAGCAAAGAAAATACAAAATTTCATAAATATAAACAAGAAAGTTAAACTTGTTGTGAAATTACTTGGTAGACAAATACAACATGCAGATAAAGGTGTTGACTTGTTAGATAAAGTAAAATGTATGATTGCAGAAACTGAATGGGAACAAAAACCCACTGTAAGTCACAACAGGATAATTGCAATATTAACAAATGGCAAACGCAACTAGATTTATTGTTTATGTAAAATATAATGAAACAGACAAGGCAATTAGAAGATTTAAAAAAATGACTTTAGAGAGCGGAATAATAAAAGAATATTATAATCGTAAAGCTTATCAAAAACCCAGTGATAAAAAAAGAATAGAAAAACAAAAATCTATTGCTAGACGTGAACGTGAAATAAACAAACAACTCAAAAAATATATAAAATATTATTGACAAAAAATTAAATTTGTTGTATAAATAATTATGTGAGCATGCCAATTGTGGGTGCTTGCATTTTATATGTCTTGCTTAATAAGGAGAATAACATGACACGACATCTTACAACCTCATCTTTAAATGACGCTATTTCATCATTGATTCCATTCACAGTAGGAATGAACAGTATTTTCAGAGATTTGGAAACTTTCCACTCTAATTATCCTACACGTGATGTAGGCTATCCTCCATATAACATTGAGGAAGTTGATGAAAACAATTGGACAATCAGCTTGGCTATTGCTGGCTTTGCTGAAGAAGAAATCAACGTTTCTCAAAAGGAAAGAGTGTTGACAATTAGCGGCAAAAAAGAAACAGTAGATGCTTCAGAAAAGAAGAACTACTTGCACAGAGGAATTGCAACAAGAGGGTTTGAAAGAACTTTCCGATTAGGACCACATGTACAGGTAAAAAATGCTGTACTAAAGAATGGTTTGTTGACTGTAGATCTAGAACAAATTATTCCAGAAGAAGAACGTCCTAAGCAAATTCCTGTCGTAACAGGTTAATTCCAAACTGGGAGGATTAATATCCTCCCTTTTCTGTTAAATACTATATAAGGAGAAAACATGAAAAAAATATTTTTAACTGCATTAGTATTTGCAGCTTCTTGTTCTGAATGGCCTAGGACAGAGTTAGAAAAAGAAGTTACCATCAAAGACAACTATACTCTTATTGATACTGCTACAGTTACTACAACTACAGATTTAGATCATGTCACTAATAATGAAACTATTAACACTGTATATATAACTGATACAAGGCTACAAGACAATACTACCAACACACAACCTATATTGACTCAATCGGTTTATGAATTATCATTAAAAGGCGGCACCACAGGAACTGTAACATCTGCAAATTGGACAGCAGATAACCTAACTGCATTGGAATTTCATGTACATGGAGATGTAGATAGTGTTGCTATGAATCAAACAGGAATTTCACCTGCCAATTCTAATTACGTTGTTACTGATAATGGATTCTTTAATTTTAACTTAAATAGATCTCAAATGACTTACACTGGTGCTATAGTGAATCCAGATAATGTTTCAGATGTCCAACTATTTTATCAAACAAAATTGTATACATACTTAAAAAACAATACTAATGTAATAGAATTAGAGCCAGTTACATATATACTAACGGTAGATTAAATAAATATAATATAAGGAGTTAGTTTTTATGGAAGTATCTACAAAAACACAATTAAAATTACCTAGTAAATATGAAGTTGTTGTAGAAAAAACTTCTAGTAATGATTTGTCTCAATTTTCTGAAATACTAAAAGACATATTTAATCATGATGTTGAACATATTACACAATTAATGGCTGATTTGTTACAAAATGGAAAAATTACAGCAGGCAAGTATAACTATGAAATTGCCGAGCAAAAGGCATTAGAAGCTTACTCTATTTCTAAACTTAAAAAAATCGATTTACACATTGACATAAAATCTTTATGAAATATTACGACATTTTTATTGTAGGTGCAGGTCCTGTTGGTCTTTTCACAGTATTTGAAGCAGGTTTATTAGGATTAACCTGTGGTATTGTAGATGCTTTGGATAGACCTGGCGGACAGTGTACTGAATTATATCCAGAAAAACCAATTTATGATATACCCGGAGTTCCTTACCAAACTGCACAACAACATGTTGATGCTTTACTAGAACAAATTAAACCTTTTAATTATGATGTATATTTAGAAAATGAAATACTAACAGTTAATAAAGAAAAAGAAAATCTTTTCATAATAGAATTAAAATCAGGTGAATTTATTAGTGCTGGATGTATTTTTATGGCAAGTGGAGGAGGAAAATTTGTACCTAAAAAGCCTAACTTATTAAATTTAGATGTACATGAAAATTCAGGACTTGTAAATTATACATTAAAAAATATAGATAGTCTTAAAGACAAGGAAGTTGTTATCTTTGGAGCAGGTGATTCTGCATTAGACTGGTGTTTGTTACTTAATGAAAGACAAATTCCTAAAAAATTAACTTTAGTTCACAGAACAGGTAAATTTAGAGCTTCTCCGCACAGTGTTAATTCCTTAATGGATAAAGTAGAAAAAAATGAAATAACTTTATATCTTAACAGCAATGCAACAAGTATAAATGATCAAGGAATAACAATCAATCAAAAAGAATCAGAACATTTCTTAAAAGCAGATAAAATCTTTATGTTTTTTGGTTTACTTATGTCGAGGGCTAATTTAGGGAGTTTTGAAAGTTTATGGAACATTAATGGTCTTATTAATGTAAATACAGAAAACTTTCAAACTACTATTCCTGGTGTGTATGCTGTTGGAGATTGTAACACCTACCCAGGAAAATTAAAACTAATTTTAAGTGGGTTCCATGAAACTACGCTTGCAGTTCAATCTGCATATAAAAGTATTAAAGGTGAAACTCCTGAATTTCAATATACAACAACTAGTACAAATTTAATAGATATTTTAAAAAGGTAAAAATGAAAATAACAATTACTGATAGAAATGGTAATACGAATGATTATGAATTTCGTAATAAACAAAAACTCACTAGTTTGATGGTTCAAAATAATCTTGATGAAGGATTTGGTTTATGCGGTGGATTTTTAGATTGCGGAACGTGTCATGTTGTAGTAGAATCAGGAGGAAGTATGGAGAAACAAGAAGACGAACAGGATTGCTTGGACGCATTTGCTTTTAATGCGAATGACAAAAGCAGACTTGCTTGTCAAGTTACTTTAAATGAATCTTGGGATGGAGCATCAATTAAGATTGTTCCTGATAATTAAAAAAATTATGTCCAAAATAAAAAAATGTAATTTACATTTAGTTGATATTTGTGTTAGAGACAAGGAACATTTTTATAAACTTGTGTCTACATGTAATAGACTTTTTGGACATGGAAAATGGAGGACACAATCAAATACTGTTTACAAGTTAGAGCTTGGCGTTGGTAATTTAAATCGCAAATGGTATATACCTGATGAAACTGCTACTCCTTTTTTAAAAATGTTATGAAACATGTAATGATTGACTTAGAAACTTTAGGTACTGTACCTACAAGTTGTTGGTTAACAATCGCTGCTGTTAGATTTGATCCTTTTGCAGATAATTCTAGTTCTATTGTTGATGGCAAAATATTTAATTTGGATACATTTTATCACAGAGTTGATATAGATAGCTGTGATGAATTAAAATTAACAATTGATGATAGCACTATTGAATGGTGGTCTAAACAAGAACAACATGTAACCAAGGAGGCTTTTGATCCAAAGGATAGAACTCACCTTAAAAAAATTATTACAGAATTTTACAAATGGAGTAAAGGTTGTACTCATTACTGGGCTAATGGTTCTTATTTTGATTTTCCTATTATGGAAAATGTGTTTGGAAAATATAAACGTTCTACTCCTTGGAAATACTGGGAAGTAATGGATTATAGAACTATATATAAATGTGCTAATGTTGAAATTCCTAAAGAGTATAAACATCATGCTTTATATGATTGTGTAAATCAAATAGTAGCATTACAAAGAGCAGTAAAACAATTAGGTATTACTGAATTTAGATGATATTTGATATACTAGAAGTTAATGAAATTGAAGCTCATCCATATTATTGGTTAGTTATACTTAGACCTAGTGATGAATGGAAAGAGAAAAGTTTAAGTAATAATGGATTTCCCAGATGGTGTAGTGCAATGAACAACTTGTTAGAGTCTGAATTAGGTCCTAATGGTAAAGACTGGTCAAGTAGAAAGTATGCTTTTGTACAAAAGCTTTTCTTAAGATTTAAAGAACAGAGCAATTTAAGTTTATTTTTAATGAAATATAAATGAGTATAGAAAACATAGTCAATCAAAAATACAATGCTGGATTTGTTACTGATGTGGAGTCAGAAGTATTCAGTAAAGGATTATCTGAAAATACAATTCGTGCTATAAGCGAAAAAAATTCTGAACCTAGTTGGTTATTAGAGTATCGTTTAAAGGCATATAAGCGATTGCTGACTTTAAAACAACCTAAATGGGCTAGTTTTAATTTATCAAGTATTGATCTTCAAAACATTCATTACTATAGCCAACCTAAAAATCGTCCTAAAAGTTTAGAAGAAGTTGACCCAGCAATTTTAGCTGATTTTGAAAAATTAGGTATACCACTAAAAGAACAGGCTGCATTAGCAGGTGTTGCTGTTGATGCTGTATTTGATAGTGTTAGTTTAGGTACTACATACAAAGAAAAACTTGCTGAGCAAGGAATTATATTTGGTAGTTTTAATGAAGGTGTACAAAAGTGTCCAGATATTATCAAAAAATATTTGGGTACTGTTGTACCATATACTGATAATTTTTGGGCTTGCTTAAATGCTGCAGTGTTCAGTGATGGTAGTTTTGTTTATATTCCCAAAGGAGTCAGATGTCCATTGGAGTTAAGCACGTATTTCCGTATAAACGAACGTGAAACAGGACAGTTTGAAAGAACATTAATTATTGCAGACGACAACAGTTATGTGAGTTACTTAGAAGGTTGTACTGCTCCAATGAGAGATGAAAATCAACTACATGCTGCAATAGTAGAGTTAGTAGCTATGGAGAATTCAGAAATAAAATATAGCACAATACAAAATTGGTATCCTGGAGATGAAAACGGAAAAGGTGGTATTTATAATTTTGTAACCAAACGTGGTTTGTGTAAAGGTAACAAAAGCAAAATTAGTTGGACACAAGTAGAGACTGGTAGTGCGATAACCTGGAAATATCCTAGTTGTATTTTACGTGGAGATAACAGTATAGGAGAATTTTACAGTGTTGCACTCACAAATAATCATCAAGTTGCAGACACTGGAACCAAGATGATCCATTTAGGTAAAAATACCAGAAGCAGGATAATCAGTAAAGGAATATCAGCAGGATCAAGTAGTAATGCTTATAGAGGTTTAGTAAGGGTAGCTGATGAAGCAAAAAGTGCCAGAAATTTTACTCAGTGTGATAGTTTGTTACTAGGAAATAAATGTAGTGCTGTAACAATTCCTTATATTGAAAATAGTAGAAAAGATGCTATAATAGAACATGAGGCAACCACTAGTAAACTGAACGAAGATCAACTATACTATCTTAATACTAGAGGTTTAAGTCCAGAAAAAGCAAGTACACTTATACTAAATGGTTTTTGTAAAGATGTATTTAATAAATTACCTTTGGAATTTGCTGCAGAAGCAAATAAATTATTAGAAGTACAGTTAGAAGGAGCAATAGGATAACAATCAATAAAAAATTATATGTCAGACTATAGAGATTTAATAGCAGAAAATGCAAAAAAAGTAGAACAACTTCGTAAAACCTGGTACACAGATAATATTATGCTAAAATATACTAAAGAAAATTATTTTGTAGATAATGTTATACCTCAAGATGTTTTAAGTAAACTACAAGCTAGAAAAGATGAACTTCACGCTGAGGTTTGCGAAATAGAAGCTCTTATTTGTGAACATAATGCAAATGTATTAAGACAACAAGCTTTAGAAGCAAAAAGGAGACATGCTTAGATTACTAGATTATTCTGTTAGTATTAATGGAAAAAAATTATTAGACAAGGTAAACTTTGCTATCAATCCAGGTGAAATACATGCCTTGCTTGGACCAAATGGCAGTGGCAAAAGTTCATTATTAAATGCAATAATGGGAAAAACTTTTGACGTAAAAGGTAAAACATTTTTTAACGACAAAGACATTACAGAGTTGCCTCCAGATGAAAGATCAAAAGCTGGAATATTCATGACATTTCAACAGCCTATAGAAATAGAAGGAATCAGTAACATGGCTGTTGTTAGAGAATCTGTAAGAGAACGTGATAGCACAGTTAAAATTAAACAAATACTAACTGAATTTAAAGATAATGCAAGTAAGTTAGAACTAGGACAAGATTGGCACCAACGTTTGTTCAATTTGAATGCCAGTGGTGGAGAGCGTAAAAAAATGGAAATTTTACAAATGCTGATGCTTAAACCTAAGTTGTTGTTACTAGATGAAATCGATAGTGGACTAGACGTAGATGCATTGCATATTATAGCAGAACTAATTAAAAATTATTTAACATCTGATACTGCTTGTATTGTTGTAAGTCACAATTTTAAGTTATATGACTATTTGCAGCCATCACAAGTTCACGTAATAGCAAACTCCAAATTGAATACTTATCAACCAAATATGTTACAAAAAATAAAAAATGAAGGATATAATCAATTCACTTAA